TGCGCGAAGATGACCGTCAGCTCTGCCGCGCACTGTCCCGGCTCACTGTGTCTGATCTGGTCGCACACGGGGAGCTCAAGCGCGCCACCCTCTATCGCCGGATCTCCGCCCTTCGACCTGTGCTCACCGCTTTCGGTCTCGGCCCCTACTGGGACGGTTTTGAGATCGCGTGAGTAGAAGCAAGGCGAGGAGGCCAGCAACATGACCACTGCAACCATCTCTACGATCCGGCCGAAGGGTCCGCTCACGGAAATCCAGTTCTGCGCCTGGGTGGCACAAGCCATGCCTGGCGATCGCTTGGAATACCATCGCGGGTTTCTGGTGCTCGATACCTTCGACGGGCTTTCCAAGCTTGAGGACAATGAGCGCACCGAACTGGCCCTCTTGGGCAAGCGGGCCTTTTGGACCGAAGGCCAAGGCCTCGTCCATCTTGTCCAGGAACGCCTTGGAGCGGACCTGTTTTCTTATCTCGCGATCGCGCGCCCCAAGACGCGCAGTTCAGCTGATGCCGTCACGCAACTGGCTGCCGTGGCTGCTTGACCCATCCCCCCAAAAAAAGGAACCCCCATGACCTATCCGGAAAACACCCCGAGCGTGAATGACATGCTCAACATGCCGACCGGCGATCTGGCGCAGATGCCGGTGGGACTGCTCGCCAGCCTGCAGGCTGAACTGGTCCATGCCACCAAACAGCTGAAATCCGCCACTGCGCGGTTCAGCACCGCCCTCGACGTCCGCTATGCCACCCGCGCCGCTGACGCCCGGCGGGCCTGCGGAAAGGATACCGGCACCGCTCGCCTCGCGGATGGCGATTACACCGTCGTGGCTGATCTGCCCAAACGCGTTGACTGGGATCAGGAGACGCTTGCAGCCATGGTCGCGCGCATCCGCGCCGCCGGGGACGATCCCGCCCAGTATGTCGACATCACCATAAAGGTGCCGGAGCGGAAATACACGGCCTGGCCTGATGCAATCCGCGAGGGCTTTGAGCCCGCACGCACAGTGCGGACCGGTACCCTGAAGGTCACGCTCGAGCCGAATGGGGGTGCGCAATGACAGCGCTCAGCCCCATTCCACAGACGATCGAGGGTCTTCCCGACCTGATTGATCGCGCAGCGACAATGCTGGCAGGCGCCAAGACCGCAGCGGAAGTGCTCGAGGCCCGCGAGGCTGCCGGTCTTGTTTATGACACCGCGAAACGTGCTGCGCGTCTGAAGAACGCAAAAGCCGCCCACGACGACTTGGTCGCTGCGGCCCACCGTGCTCAGGCTGATGCGCTGGAAATCGAGGCGGCTGCCAAACGGCGGTTGGCTGATGAGTACGATGCGGCGCAAGCCCGGGGTGACGTGGCCAAACGTGGCTGGGAAAGTGGTGTCGACAAGCGCAACATCACCACCGCAGCTGATCTCGGCCTGCGCCGCGATCAGATCCATGAGGCCCGCCAGTTGCGCGATGCCGAAGTTGCCGATCCCGGCATCGTGCGCCGTACGCTCGACGATAAACTCGAACGTGGTGAAGAACCCACGCGGTCTTCGGTCCGCCGCGCGGCAGAGGATCGGCTGCAACGCTCGATTGACCGGCTGCAGCGGGTGCAGGACAGCGTCCAGCGCCTTGAGGAAGATCGCCCGCCACCAATGACGCCGGAAATGCGGGCGCGCCAGACCGCGGTGTTCGGAACGCAAGAGGATCGTGCGATCTGCGGTCGGATCGAAGAGATCATCGAGCGCATCGATGAACAGCCGGACCCCGCGGAGGCGGTACGCCGCGTACCGCCCGCTTCTCGTCATGCCGTTGACACCGCGCCGATCCGGCGCGCGGCGGCGTGGCTCAATGACTTCAGCACCCTTTACGAACAGGAGGTCCAGAATGGGACATATGCGACTGAATGATGTTGTCGCCGAGATTATCGGTGACGTGATGGCTGGCCATGCGGTCAATAAGCGCCAGGCTGCTGTCAAGCGTTGGGATGATATCGATGCGGACGGGCAGTATCTCGCCGGGATCGATGGTGTTGTCACCCGTATCGACACAAGGGCACGCCGCCTGAAGCTCAAAGCAGAGCAAGCCGCTGCGCCGGATCAGGCGGAACTGCCGTTTTCATTGCCAGCGGCCGTTGCCATGGATCTTGAAGGTACGACGCTGGTGTCGACCCGCCAATTGACGCGCACCGAATTTGCCCGAGCCATCGAGATCCGGCACCGCCAAATTGCCAATGACAGTGCGGCTTTGCGCGAATGGCGCGAAGCGTTGCGTCAGGCTGATCAGTTTTGGGCAGCAAACCCGGACTGGCGCTTTGGCGACTGCCTCGACGCCATCCTGACCCAGAATGGTTTACCGCAACTGGGCGGCGAGGTGCTGTCATGAGCCTTCGCATTCTTTCCGCCGATGAACGTCTCGCCGAGGCCCAGGGCAAAACGACTCTTGCGATCTTCGGGCAAAGCGGTGGCGGTAAAACAACATTGCTGATCACTATGCCCGAGGACAGGACCGTCTGCCTCGACTTTGAAGCCGGTCTCAAATCTGTCCAAAATTGGCGTGGTGATAGCCTGCCTATCCGCCGCTTCGCTGATGCCGTGGATATTGCGTGCCTGATTGGCGGTGCGAACCCTGCCGCGCAGCCCGATGAGCATTTCTCAGAGGCACATTATAATCATTTGCGCGGGCAGCATCCCGAGTTGGCCGCACGGCTTGATGCAAAGAGCATCGTGTTTGTCGACAGCATCACCGATCTGACGCGACAGGCTATGGCTTGGGCCAAGACCCGGCCTGAGGCGCTGTCGGAACGGACCGGCAAGCCTGACACGCGCGGCGCGTATGGCTTGCTCGCGCGCGAGGTCATCGGGCTGCTGAAGCACCTCCAGCACGCGCCGGGGAAAACAGTGATCTTTGTCGGCATCCTCGAAAAGGTCGTCGACGACATGAACCGGGTGACGTTCCAGCCGCAGATGGAAGGCGGCAAGGTGGCACGAGAACTACCCGGCATCGTTGATCAGGTGATGACGCTCGGCCTCTTCAGCCCGGAAACCGGCCCGGACGGCGCCATCACATGGCGCCACGACCCCGACAAAGGGGAGGTCCGGCGTCTGGTGTGTCGTTCAGGTAATCCCTGGGGCCTGCCCGCCAAAGACCGCTCAGGCCGCCTTGACCTGACCGAGCCCGCCGATCTCGGTGCGCTTCTCACCAAAATCAATCAAACCCAGAAAGGATAATTCCCATGACCTTCGATATGAATGACGTCGCGCCGCAGCAATCCGGCGATCTGATCCCCGACGGTACATTTGCCAAGGTGACCATGTCCATCCGCAAGGGCGGCGTGGACGGCATGAGCGAGGTTGATCGCGGCCTCCTGAAACCCTCGAACCAGCCCGGCAGTGACGTGCGCATGGTCGATGCTGAGTTCACCGTGGCTGAGGGTCCGTTTGCTCGGCGCAAGTTCTGGCAGAATTTCACGGTCCAGGGCGGCAAGCTCGACGAGCAGGGCCTGTCTGTTGGCTGGAAGATCTCCAAGAGCCAGTTCCGGGCGATGATCGACAGCGCCCTTGGGCTGAACCCCGAGGACATGAGTGAGGCCGCCAAGGCCAAGCGCGTGCTGCGGGGCCTCGCCGATCTCGACGGCATCACCTTTGTCGCCAAGATCCAGATCGAGCCAAACCGTAATCCAGCCTACAAGGACGCCAACAAGCTCGACCATGTGGTCCTGCCCACCGCGCCTGAATGGCAAAAGGTCATGGCAGGCGAGGTGGTACCGGCGCAGCCCTCGAACCGCGCGCGCCCGGCAGCAGCCGTGCCTGTGTCAGCGGCACCTGCCTGGGGGCAATCGCAGCCAGCCAGTACGCCCGCGACGCCAGCATGGTCGGCACCCGCAGCCCAACCCGCTGCCCAGTCGGCACCTGCCCCCGCAGCCACCAACCCAGCCGGCGGCCCAGCATGGCTGAACCCATGAGCCCGGATGACTGGCAGGCGCATGTCACCACGCAAGCGGCCCTCGCAATGGGGCGTTGGCTGGAAGCGCGGGGGCGGCTCGACCGCCCCATCGCCACCCTCACGCGAAAGGATCTCGAATGCATGGCGTCAAACGCGATCAGCCGCTTCATCGTGCTGGCCTCGCAGCGGCGGACCCAAGGACCCGATCCAGCGGAACGGGAAAAGCTGGACGACCTGCTCATGGGATGAGCCGCGCCGACCTCGCCCGCCGCGTTCCCTGCGCGCTCTGCGGCAGGGAAGCCAGGGGCTTCGGCTATTGCCACCTGCTGCGATGGGACCGCCATCCCTATCACCGATTTTGTTCGATGGTCTGCCTCACGGTGGGCTCGGCCAACGCAAAAAGGAACCACGGAATGATCGACAAGACCGACATGGAAACCCGCGCGATCCGTGAGGCGCGCCGCGACCTGGCCGAGGCGCTGACGGAGATGGGGCTGATGGAGCCTTTCTTTGATCGTCCGGCCGCTGACATCGACAGCGTGATCGAGGCCTGCGTGGACGGGTTCCAGGCCTCGATGCAACGCCAGTCCGATGCGGGCGATGTCCCTTTTTGATCCGGAGATGAGTATGCTTGACCTGAACCATAAATCCAGCTGCGTCTACGGACGTGCGGCTATGGACCCGCAGCCCCTCGGGGCGCGGATCAATGCCCATATCGACAAGGCCCTTGTTACGGAGCGTGATAGCCAACGCCCGCGGGACTACCTTGGTGCCAGCCGCATTGGCGAACCCTGCGCGCGCCGGCTCGTCTATGAATTCACCAAGACGCCGGTGGATCCGGGGAAAGAGTTTGAAGGCCGCACCCTGCGCATCTTCGAGGCGGGCCATGTCTTTGAGGATCTGGCCATCCGCTGGCTGAGGCAGGCGGGGTTTGATCTGCGCACCGAGAAGCGAGGCGGCGGGCAGTTCGGCTTCGAGACTGCAGGTGGCCGCATCCGTGGTCATGTCGATGGCGTCATCGTTGGCGGCCCCAATCTTGAAATTTCCTGGCCGGTGCTCTGGGAACATAAGGCCCTGAAAGCCTCCAGCTGGAATGACACGGCCAGGAAGGGCGTGCGGGCGTCGAAGCCGGTCTATTTCGCGCAGATGCAGATCTACATGGCCTATATGGAGCTGGAAGCCGCGCTGTTCACCGCACTGAACAAGGACACCTGCGAACTTTACCACGAGCATGTGTCCTTTGATGCGGCCGCTGCACAGGCGCTCTCAGACAAGGGGGTGGACGTATTGCGTGCCGCGGATGCAGGCGATCTTCTGCCCCGCGCTGCCGCCCATGCCGATTTTTACCTTTGCCGCTTCTGCCCATTCAGCGCGCGCTGCTGGTCGGAGGTGCAATGATGAGCATTGTTGTCTCAGAGGCGCAATCGAAGGCCATCGCGGTCATCAGGGACTGGTATCTAAACCGCCGCCACCAGCAGCAGATCCTGCGCGTTTTCGGGTACGCAGGTACGGGAAAAACCACAATCACGAACTTGGCCATGCAGGCGCTTGGTCTCGAGCCCATGACGCCGGGCGGTCTGGGCGGCGTGCTCTTTGCCGCCTTCACCGGCAAGGCGGTCCTGGTCATGACACGCAAGGGCACACCGGCTCAGACTATTCATAGTCTGATCTATCGCAATTCCGAAGCCTCGCCCGAGGAAATTGCACGGGTGACTGAGGAACTGGCGGCGCTCGAGCGGGACCTGCCGCGTATGGGAGCGGCTGAGCGCGGCTTTGCCCAGGCGCAGATTGCCCAGCTGAAACTCCGGCTGGACCACATTCACGAGCCGCAATTCGTGCTGAACCCGCACTCTGACCTGCGCGATGCTGATCTGCTTGTCCTGGACGAAGTGTCGATGGTGGGCAAGCAGATGGCAGATGATCTTTTGGCTTTTGGCAAGCCGATCTTGGTTCTCGGGGATCCAGGGCAATTGCCGCCGGTCCAAGACGAAGGATTTTTCGTCAAAGGCGAACCAGACGTGATGCTGACGGAAATTCACCGCCAGGCCGCAGATAGCCCCATCCTGAGGCTGGCAACTATGGCACGCCTTGGTGAGCCCATTCCCTTTGGCGCCTTCGATGAGAATGTCTGGAAAATGTCGCGCCATGACGTGACGCCTGCGCAGCTGCTGCGCGGTGGGCAGGTGATTTGCGGCAAGAACGCAACGCGGCGCAGGCTCAACACAGCGATTAAATCTGCTGCCGGCTTTTCCGCCGATTATCCCGCAGGTGCCGGCGAAAAGATCATCTGCCTGCGCAACCGCCACGATCTCGGGCTTATCAACGGCATGTTCCTGACGCTCAGCGCAGTGCGACCACATCCGCATAATCCGCGTGCATTCCGCGCCGTGACCCAGACCGAAGACGGCGTTGCAATTGCCGGTGAGCAGGATTTTTGGCGCGGCGAATACGATGACCACATCCTCTTCGACCCGAACCGCAACCGCCACGAATGGGCAACGCGCCGTGGTCTGATCGAGAGTAGTTGGGGTTATGCCATCACCTGTCACAAGGCGCAGGGAAGCCAGTACCCTACCGTGGTCGTTGTGGATGACGGCTTTGGTCACTCCGCCGAGGTGCGCAACCAGTGGCTCTACACCGCCATTACCCGGGCCGAGCGCGGCCTCCTGATCCTTGCCTGAAGGAGGCCACTCATGACAGCCACCGTGATTGATTTCAACGATGCCATGCCGTTGCGGCCACAGGCCGATCGCTACGATCTCGACCTGATCGTCCAGCGTCTGCGCGAGACGGCCGAGTACTGGGTGCCGCGGCTGTTCCCAAACGGCAAGCGCGTCGGTGATGAATGGCGGCTTGCCAATATCCGCGGTGATGCGCCGCGCAATACCGGCTCCTGCGTCATCACCTTGCGCGGGCCCCATGCCGGGGATTGGATTGACTTTGACGGCAATGAAGGCGGCGGGCCGATCAGTGCCATTGAGGCGTCCACCTGTCTGACCGGGCGCGAACTGATCGTTGAGTCGGCGGAGATAGCAGGCGTGCAACCCGGAGCCCCGTTGCGCCAGGCCCCTGCAGCCAAACCCGCGCCAAAGCGCGACGCGTCGCAGGATATCGCTTATATCCTGTCCAAGGCCGTCCCCATCATCGAAACCCCTGCCGTGGCGTATCTGCAGGCCCGCGGCCTTGCGCTGCCGGATGCAAGTGACCTGCTGTTTCATCCCGATCTGACGCATTGGGAGACAAAGAGCGGCTATCCAGCGCTTCTTGGCCAGGTGCGTGATCGCAGCGGTGATGTGATCGGGCTCCACCGTACTTACCTCGTTCGGGACGCGAACGAGGTGCGCAAGGCCCCGATCGCCAAGCCCAAGATGATGCTGGGTCGGATAGCCGGTGGCGCCGTCCGATTGGCACCGATTGGCAAAGATGGGCAGGTTGCGCTGTGCGAAGGCATCGAAACCGGTCTCGCGGTCATGACGGCCTGTCCGGACCTGCCGGTCTGGGCGACGCTCTCCACCTCCGGGCTTGAGCAGGTGGAACTACCCCCGGCCGGGCAACGCGTGCTGATCTTGGCCGATCACGATGCATCCGGTGCGGGATTGCGTGCCGCTGAGGCCAGCGCTCGCAGGCTTCGTGCACAAGGCCGAGACGTCGCCATCGCGCTACCGCCCGAGGAGGGCGAGGATTTCAACGACATGTTGCTCCGGGCCGGCTCAATGGTCGTGGCGCGTTTGATCGAGGCAACCGAGCAGGAAGTCGATGCCGATGCCGTGCTGCAAATTGGTCAGCACCGGCCTCTGAACTACCAGGGCACTGGCAACGACATCCCCGTCCTGCGCGCCGATGAGGGCGACCTTGGCCGCGCGGTTGCACAGGTCTGGAGCGTCATCATGGCCTCTAACCGGACGCCTTGGGTTTATCGCTTTGCGGGCCAGCCCACATGGGTGGTGCCCGACGACGAAGGCCGCCCTGTCGCTACAATGCTGAACGAGGAACGCCTTCGCCACATGCTGGCACGCCTCGCCCGATGGGTGCGTGAAAACGCCAAAGGAGAATTGCTGCCAGCGCCGCCGCCGGTTGCCACGGTCAAATCCGTGCTGGCCACGCCCGACCCAGCTCTGCCGGTGCTCACAGGCATCGTCAACACGCCAGTCTTTGGCCGCAGTGGCACGCTGATCACCAGGCCGGGCTATCACCCGGACGCGCGGCTTCTCTATGTGCCCGCACCAGGCTTTACCGTGCCGGATATCCCAAAACGGCCCAGTGAGGCTGAAATTACCGCTGCGCGCGAATTGATCTGCGAAGACCTGTTTGGGGATTTCCCATTCACCGGTGAGGCAGAACGCGCCCATGTTGTCGCCCTGCTGCTGCTCGGCTTTCTGCGCGGCATGGTAGATGGCCCGACGCCGCTGCACCTCATTGAGAAGCCAACGCCGGGCACTGGTGCCACGCTGATGGTTGACGCCGTCGCCACCATCCTGACCGGCACAGGGGCCAGCGTCATGACCGAGGGGCGCGATGACGAGGAATGGCGCAAGCGCGTCACCGCCAAGCTGCGCCAGATCCCCTCGATGATCCTGATCGACAACCTGCGTGCCAAGCTCGACAGCTCGGCCGTGGCCGCGGCCCTGACCGCGCCCTTCTGGGAGGACCGCGTGCTTGGGGTCTCGGAAATGACCCGTCTGCCAATCCGCTGCCTCTGGATCGCGACGGGCAACAACCCCGAGTTCTCCAACGAGATGGCCCGTCGCCTTGTGCGCATCCGGCTCGATGCGAATGTTGAACGCCCCTGGCAGCGCGGCGGTTTCCGCCACCCAGATCTTATGGTCTGGATCCGCGCCAATCGCGCACGCATCGTGGCCGCCTGTTTGACGCTGTGTCAGGCGTGGATCGCCGCTGGCAAGCCGCGGGGTAGCAAGACCATCGGGTCCTATGAGAACTGGGCGCAGGTGATTGGGGGTATGCTGGCGACCGCTGGCATCCCGGGGTTCCTGACCAACCTCGACGAGATGATGGCAGCTTCCGACAGTGAGGGTTCTGCCTGGAGTGCTTTCGTTGCCGCCTGGTGGGATCGGTTTGGGACCGCGGACGTGCTGGCAACGGACCTGTTCGATGTTGCGCTGAGCTGTGATCCGGCCCCGCCGATGAGCAGTGGTAATGATCGGGCACAGCGAACCGCATTCGGAATGGCGATTTCGCGGATGCGAGATCGGATCTTCCGGGTCGGTGTTCGGGAGCTTCGGCTGAAAAAATCCGGTATTGAGCACAAGGCTGCCCGCTGGCGGTTGACTATTTGTGAGGCGGAGACCGCACAGTTTTTCCGCAATCAACCAGAGGTTGGGGAACCTTTGGGTGCAGAGGGGAACCTTGAAAACGAAGGTTCCCCCACTCAACCCATTGAAAATATTGGCCGAGGGGAACCTGGGGAACCTTTTTCCACCCCTTCACACACGCGCATGCGCGCACGCACGCACGATAAGGATAACTCCGGAAAAGGTTCCCCAGGTTCCCCAAACGATTTGAAATCAGCGGGTTACGAGGGGGAACCTATGGGGGAACCTCAAAATCAAGGTTCCCGAGGTTCCCCGAAGCCCAATTGGCTCAAGGAGCTCGACCCATGAGCACCCAGTCAATCGC